GTTTGTTTTGATTGATTTTAAGAACTAAAATGATTTCGATTGAAGACCCACTAGATCTCACCATACAAAACTCCATCTATTCTAAGTTGACAGATGATCAACTTATTGATCTTTATGATTCAACATATGATGCTTGGAAAGAAAGTGAAAATTATGAGTTGAAGTCTAACACTCAAGATGTAGAATTGAATGTTTACCCTAGGCTTACTAATAAATTTAAAGAACAAAAAAAGATGAATAAGTATTTAGTATTACCACAGAAATTAGATCAACCCTTATACAAATTACCAGATTTTATATTGGACTCCATAAATAATAAAGAATATTCATATCTTGAATATAATAATGAATATGAAAATACATCATTATTAGATGTTTATAACTTTGTTGAAGGAAACCCAAGAACTGGTACTTATCCTATTCTTGAATTTTACAACGAAATAGAAAAACAAAATTGTGACATAACACTCAATGACGAGATAATTAAATTTTGTATAGAATTGACTAATGATGAAATTTATCTTGCCTCTATAATGGGTAATGCTAAAGAGATGGTACAAAATTATCCTACAATTTATAATAGAGATTTAATTGCAAAACGAATGTTATTTGTATCATTTTTACACATGCTTAGAATTAAATTCCTTTTAGAATATGGTAAAAATAAGGATAGAGAAAAGTCGTTACCATTTACCGACATATATGAAGCTCACATCACCTTTAATGGTTCATCTTATATTGTCAAGTGTAGATACAATAAATTTGTATTCAAAATTATGATCAATCAACACTATTCTGTAATCACTTACAATAATATCAGTATAGTTAACTATGCAAATCATTTCAACTATTTAGTTACTGTTTCAGATACTAAATTTATCAGTTCGATAATGTTAAGCTCAATGGAATATTCCGATATGCATAAATTTATCAAAGATATTGACAATAAAACTAAAAAATTATCGAAAAATCCAAAGAATTTGGTCAAATACATGGCAAATTTAGAGTCATTGTTATTATATTTAATTGATATTAATGACCGCAAATTTTGTTCTCATATCCCAATCTTGGATTCATTAACAATCTTGTTAGAATCATTAGATTACCCAGCCACAAGAGAAAATGTATATACATTATGGGTGTCATTTATTAAATTGAACCCAATGAATTCATTACCTGAAGATTTAAAGTCATTTATTTCATCATTAAAACCAATTGAGCTTCGTCATTTAGGTACTATGTCTTCAATCCATAAATATCTTGGGATTGCAGAAATTGAGTATTTAAAAGGATATACAAAATATCATAATAGGAGTTCTGATAGGTT